CGAACGCGTCATCGTCGCCGGTTGCGGTCGCCTCGATCGCCTGGTTGTCGACCTTGGCGATCCGGTAGTGCGACTTGCGGGTGACGTTGAAGTTCTTATACGAGCTGGTGTTGTTCACCGCGTTGGTGACCGCGACGCTGAACGTCGACGAGCCACCACCGGGCAGGGCGGTCATGATGGGCTGCACCCACTGACGGCCGCCCGCGTCGGTTTTCTTCTGGCTCTTCGCCAGCATGCCGGTCGCCTTGTTCTTCTGCATCGCCATGCGAGCGAGTTCGAAGGGCGAGTAGTGCTCCTTGATCACTGGATCAAGGATGGTGAGATCTGTAACGGCCATGAGACTAAGTCCTTTGCTGCGCGGCCTTGTGCGCCGCGATCACTTTGCGTAGAGAGGCTGCACGGGATTGCTGCCGGTCCATGTTCGGGAGATCCGACGGATCGGGTTCTGGCGCCTTGACCACTGGCTTCTGCACGGGCGTCGGAGCGGGACCTGGAGCTCCACCTGGTGACGCGGGCGCTGCTGCTGCAGCCGGCTTGGGCGCGATCTTTGACTGCAGACGAGTCGCCCGTTCAACGGTCTTCTCGTACTCAGTCTTGTAGTAGTTGTTGGTGTACTCGACGGCACCTTGCAGGTCCGGTTTGTGACCGAGCTTCTGCATCTGCTTGAGCACTTGAAAAACGGCATCCTGGGCAGTCACGCCGCCCGTGATGTCGGTGTCGAACATGAACGGATACCGCTCGGCAGCCGGGGCGATCAGCTCGGCGATCCGGTTCACGTACGCTGCCTCAGCGGCAGCAGCCTCGCGCTCAGCGCGCTCGGCAGCAGCCTGTTTCTCGGCAGCGGCGCGCTGCTCGGCGAGCGTTTGCTTCTCGCGGTCGAGGCTCTGCTTGTAGACCTTGACCGAGCGAAGCGCCTTACGGGACTCGAGGCCAGCCTTGACTTCCTCGGGAAGCTTCACTCCGAGCGACTGCTCGGACAGCTCGGTAACAAAGTCCGACAGGGCCGTCTTGAGTTCGTCGTCAGACGTGATGCCGTGCGCCTCACGCAGCCACGCGACGAACGTCGCGGCCGGCCGCTCGGTGAGCGCCGTGCGGTCCGGCATGAGCTTCTCGCGCTCGGCGAGCTGAGCTTCACGAGCTGCGAGCGCCGCCTCGCGCTCGGCGAGCTTCGGGTCGACCACCGGCTCGGGCGCCGAAACGCCGGGCAGCGGCATATCGGGCAGCGCCGGAAGCCCCGGTGGCGGAGTCACAGGGGCCGCGGCGGCCGCAGCGGGCGGTGTCACTACCGATGGAGTGGCAGTAGCGGCCGGCGCCGCTGCGGCGGGCGGGGGAGTGGTTGGCGCAGCCGGAGCCGCAGCATGGTCCATCGGCTCCAGCTCGGAGTCTCCGATAGGGGCGTCGGTGGCTTGGACCTGCTTGACGACGTCCCTGAACATCGCACGGGACTTCTCGGACCACACGCGCGGCATCTTCGGGCCGGCGTCCTGGACGGGGTCACCAGAAGGCTCGCCGAGCTTGGCTTCCGCCTCGGCAATCGCGGATGGTCCACGCACCTCAACGGGCGCAGAATCTGCGCCGGTGTCATGCGACTCGGTCACGGCTGGTTCGTAGTCGTCATCAGAGGTCATTGAAATCCTTGTGTTTGTAGCGGCATCCCTGCCGCAAGCTGAGCGGACGCACCGCCCATGGGGTCAGGCATCATGGCGCCGATGCCGCCGTCGGGGCCGATAAGAGGGGCCATCTGCGCCGCTGCCCCGGGATCCGTCCCAGGAGGCGGCATGCCCATGTCCGGCGGTCCGGGCGGCGGTCCGGCCGCAGCCGCAAGCGCGTCGGCGCCCGGGGTTCCAGGCGGGGGCGCGGCGAGTAGCTTCTCTTCTCCGTCGAGCATCTGGAGGAACCAGCGGTACCGACCAAGCTCCTCGTCGGATGCACCCTCGCTGAACGCGTTGTCGTGCTCGCCCTTGATGATCTCCTTGCAGAGACCGGGCGGCGAGAGCATGTACGGCGTCGGGGTGCAGTCCTCGAGGGGGACCGATGGGTCGCCCAACATCTCGGCGAGCTTCTCGATCTGCCGCTGCGGACCCAGTAGGTAGCGGTTCGCGCGGGCGATGTCAGGTTCCTCGAACAGCGACGCCGTGATCAGCGGGTTCTGCAGGAGGCCGGGAATCTTGGCCATGTCGGCCAGCGCGTCGAGCTTTCCGGCGCGGGTGTCGGGCAGGAAGTTGATCGGCTCGACGTTGAGCGTGTACGAACCGTTGTCGAAATCGAACTTCTGCCAGTCGATCTCCTCGATCCAGGGCGCGAGCTTAACGTCGTCGGGCAACTCCGCCTCGGCCAGATCCTTGGCCTCGTCGATCGTGCACTGTCCGAGATCCGTACGGGCGAGCGAATACTGGCTCTCGAACTGCGAGTGACGGTCGGACTGGATATCCTCCATCGTGTCCAACGCCTTGCCAGACGCATTCGGTCCGAGGGTGGACTTCGCCGCGGCGCCCAGCTGCGAGACGCCGCTGATCTCGTACATCTCCTGGATCTGCCAACGCAGCGAGTCCATTGCCTGCGTTGAGGCAGGGTTCGGCGCGATGTACTGCGGCGGGCCGTTGTCGTACTCGACGACCGCCGGGTGCCGCGCACGCAGGTGGTTGTTATTCACTCCGCTCGAACGCGGCTTGAAAATCTTGAGCGCCGAGCCCCAGTAGAGAGCTTCCTGATGATCGGCCCACAGCTCGTTGACCTTGTTCTGGCAACCGGCCAGCTGCTGCACGAGGCCGATGCCGAGGAATCCGCGGTTCGAAGGGGTCCACTGCAGGCGAGCGATCGGGAACCGCGGCCGAGTCCAGTTGCGGATCTCCAGGGGCTCGCCGTCGGATCGGATCGCCATCACGAACCGACCATCGTCGCCGCCCGGGACCGACGGCAGACGCCATCCCTTGATGACCTCGATCTGGTCCGGGTCGATCGGCGCGTCGTAGTCGCACGGCGACCAGATGTCGCGCGTGGCTGGACTCGCCGATTCGATGCGCTTCCGATGCTCTGGGTAGAGATGGATCAATAGGTCGCGATCCATCAGCCGGACGCGCGCCAGCGTACGCGGCCACCCGCCCATACGGGGCTCGCCATCGTCGAACACGAGTTCGCAGCGTGGAAACCGCTCCGGGCAGACATCGCCGCCGCTGCGTACGACCTCGGCCATGCCGTCTCCGCGGATGACTGCATCGCGCATCATCATCGGCATCTCGCGCTCGACGGACGGTTTGCCCATCTTGCGGCGAAGCACACGGCTCGCGCGGCGCGCGTAGAGTTTCTCGGAGTACTCCGCGTCGTCGCAGCCGATGATCGGCATCGAGCGCCGCTTGCCGATGCGGCTCACGACGGTGTCGACGATCGACTGGATGATGTTGAGATAGCTCGACGCCTTCGATTGGCTGCGCAGGAAGTCCGATGCCGCGGCACCGAGTCGACGTCCAACCGGGCGACCCTCGTAGATGGCCTCGTGGATCAGGTCGAGCGCGTGGTAGCCACGCAGGTACGTGCGGCGTACGTCGGACCAGTGCCACAACGCGGTCGCGGCGTCTTCGGGCTCACGTTCACGCCACCAACCCTTGCCGGTGTAGTCGGCGGGCGGCTCGTCGTACTGGCGATCAGATCGCCGGTCTGCGACGTCCCTCTGTTTACGTTTCGCCAGACATAGAGTCGGCGCGTACCTGGGGCGCAGTCAGGGTCGGCCACGCGATGAAGCGTGGCGTATGGGTCACGGTCCACGAATACGGTCCGGTCGAAGTGCGCTCGGTCAGGACTTCCATCACCGGCTGGCCGTATGCCTTGAGGACGCGGCGAATTGGCCGACCAAGGTTATCCTGGAAATGCTCAATGAGGCAGTCAGACGGCTGCACTCCCATAACCAAGAGCACGCGGACAGTAGACTCCATGAGATCCGCCCATGCATTCTCGACTGCGGCATCCTTGGCCGCTGCGGAGTAAAGTCGGTCAGCCATGCTGGCGAACCCTCGCGCCATGGGCGAGTCAGCCATCGCGTCGTAGAACGCCTTGCGCGACACCTTGAACGTACCGTCGTCGTTCATCTCCGCCCCACCACCGGCTGCAGTTCGCCGCTCGGGATTCCGGCGTCAACGGCGTACTCGAACGCCGGGCCACCCATCTGCTTGTAGATGGCCATCCGGTCGTCCTCCACGGAGCGTTCCGGCATCCGCTGCGTCGCGCCGGTCAGCTCCACGTGAACCGCGCCGACGGTGACCGCGCCGACGGACACACCATTTTCACGCGCCCATTCGAGGAGCGCGAGCACTTGCTCGGTGTCACCGCTCGCAATTGGCTTCTTCAAGCTCACGCTCCTCCC